TTTTCATCTCCAGTCTGCTGTCCGCCGCCATCACATCCGATCCGGCGCGGCCTGATTTAACCAAGGCAACATGGTTGCCCTGAATGTCCCGCATCACCCCATCGTACCGCTGGCCCTCGTACATTCCCGGCGTCATGTCGGCCCGATAGCGATACGAGGCCGAAAGTTCCCGAACGGTATCCGTCTCCACGCCGGCTATCGCTTCCGCATCCCAGATGCACAGGTCGGCTACCAAGTACGGAGCCAGGAACTCCACCTCTGAGCCGATGGTGCCCGCGATTGAATCCTGTTTGGGGTCGTCCGCGCTCACCGCCGTGTGCTGAAACATCAACTGGTTGCGCGCAAAGGAAGGAGCCGCTTTCGCCAGTTCGCCCGGATCGCGGAGCATTTGATACACGCGCTCCGGTTCCAATCCCAGTTGCGCGGCGTCCGGTATCTCTCTGCCGTAATAGGGGTTTACCGTCGCCTTGGAGATCGGCGTCCGCAGAATATGCAGCCGTCCGTCCGCATCGTATCGCCGGTTCTTTAGAGCCGAGTCGCACGCGATCTCCATAAAGCTTCTCCGTTAGAGGCTTGCACTATCGAAAGCCGTTTGCAATAAGACGATTGCAAAAGAAAGGCAAATTGCCTATCATGTAAATGTGAATACGTTTCGTTCCAAGGTGTGCGCCCAAGGGCATTCTTTCAAGAACAAAGGCAAGCGCCAACGCTGCCCTATTTGCCAGAGCGCATACTTGCGGAAGTGGCGGGCGGGGCAACGGGCGTCCAGGGCAACACAGACCGCCCCGCGCAACGGCAACCGATCAACTCCCCCGGAAGAATCCACTTCTTGACCGCCGAATCCCACATGCCTTTACTGATTAGATACCTCTTGCCATTCATGGCGACGTGCGTCGGGCGCGGCGTCTTGCCAGCATGACTATGAAGCCAGATGCCCTCGACAATGCCGAGTTCTGTCTGGCGTGCTGCCTGCACAACTGCGTTCGCCTTGTTGCTCTGGTCGCGCGCAATCAGCACGGCGCGATTCGCCGCCACCTTGTAGCGCCCGCGAATCTCCGCCGCCATCGACTTCAAATCGCGCCCAGCGGCATAGTTCCGCATCACGATTCCCTCAACCTCTTGCAGATATTGAGAGGGTATCGACTTGATTAACCCCACGTTTTCAGCCAACTTCGCTTGGAACGCATCCCGCATGGCGGCGGTCAACTTGAACTCGATGGACCAGCCCGCGTCTCGTAATGCCTGCCGCATCGCGGAATCCGTACCCTTGAATTGATTCTTGAGGAACGATTCGGCCACCTTCGGAGCCATATCATCGAAACGGCTCTGCCAGCGTTTCGAGAGCTTCTCAAACTCGAACTGCATCTGCTTTGCCGGGGACGCATCCGAGGCCAGGATCGGCGGCTCGGCCTTGCGCTGGGCCTCCAGCCAATACTCAACGCTCGCAGCCATCTCGCGGATAAGCGCAACCATGCGCCGCTGGTAACGCTGGCGCGTGGCCGCGTTGGGCCAGATGGGGCGGATTGCCTTTACTTTTCCGGTTTGCATGGCTCGACCTTGGGCTGCGGACACAACATGGGATTGCTGGCCTTAACAAGCAGGTGGATGTCCACCAACTCAATCAGCGTCAGCTTCCGTGGCGGCGAATAGCGAATGTCACTCATGCTGTTCCTCGCGCAAGGTTCGCGCTGAGTTCCGCTTCGTCAGGAGGCGCAATCTCCCGCTCAATGTCGATCCCTTGGTATCCGCTCTCAGGATCGCGGGCCAGACGCTCGCGCTCTTCCTGTGCATCGATCACGCCCCGGTCAATCAGGTTCCCCGACCGAATGCTGTCATTGACCCGGATTGCCGATTCCTGCTCTTCGGTCATTTCGTAGAGCGGATTGAACTCAAACGTGATGTCGGGATCGATCTCGCCATACATCGAAATCTGCACGATCTTGAGCATGGTTTCAATCGGCGTTCGGTAGAACGCTTCCTGCTGTGCGTGAACCCAGTCGTACCAGATGCGAATCTCGCCCTCAGCGACGTTGCCGAACCCGGACGGCGATATGCCGGTCAGGACCGTCGCTGGCATACGGCTTACCGCACACATCTGCTCCTGCGCCTGGGCTTGTAGCTCGTGCAGGCCACCCAGCGGAACTGCGATCTGCTCCAGTTCCTCGCGGTCCTTATCGAGCGCCATCACGCCCTTGTTGCTCCGGCAGGCCGTAAAGAGCTTGATGCGCGCGAACAGGTTTGTACCATCGTCGCCGCCGGTAAGCACTTGGTCCATTGCCGTCTTCAGGATCACGATGGAAAAATTGTTGATGAGGTCTGAAACGCTTTGTCGGGTACGCAGCCAATTGTTGACATAAGGTTCCGCAAGCTGAGATAGGCTGAGGCCGGAGAAGTTGAATGCGGGCTTGAAGATGTCCGGCACCTCGCGCGTAATCACAATAAGCAGCCGCGTCGCGTCCCAGTGCTCGCCCATCACCCACCAGCTTGACGGCTTGTAGAAATTCGGGCTGGCCGGCGTAAGCGAGTTGTACATCAGAGGCGTTGTCCAGATCGGATCAACGTTCTTGAATCCTTCAAGGCTGTCTTTCTTGATAGTGCGCGGGTCAAGAATAAGCGGCGTCTTCAAATCCGCGCCTTTGATGTTGACGAGGATTTGCCCCGTCCCGTAAAAAGCATCGTGCTCTGCGGCCTTGCGGATGATCTGCTGCACACCGAGCCGCGTGAACGCCTGCTCTATTTCGGTGATCTTCTTCTTGGTTCCCTCATCATCTGTGTCGGTGCTGTTGAAAGTGATCCATTTGCGCGTCAGTTCCGTCGCCAGAGCGCCGGCCATGTTGCGATATTCCGAGCGCAGCGCCAAGAGCATCAAGTACGGATAGCCGGGAAAGCCTTCGATATTGCTGTAGGCATAAAGCTGCGATCCGAACTCCTGCGGCCCCGCGTCTAAAGCCATCCGCGCGCACTCGTAGCTTTCGGCATCCATTGCCACTTGCGCTTGTTGGCCTTCTGGCACTACGCCTTTGGGGATGCGGGGAGCTTGAATGGAGAAGTGAGGCCGGGGCGCGTCTTCCATTGCCCGGATAATCGCGGCGCGAATACCTGACGACGTGCTGCTTGCTTTCTTCATGGGATGTTGACTCCAAAACGATTATGCACCAGTTCGCGCATCTCTTCACGGAGAAAGTACCCCTCGGCGAAGAAATCGCCCATCCGTGTCCATCCGGCCCGATAGTCGAACGGCTGCGCTCCATGCCAGTTCGGAAAGCTGCTCCGAACACTGTCCACCAAGGCCAGTCTACTCTTTGAGTACATCACCGGCTCTGGCTCCGTCAGCAATTCCTCTTCACTCCGTCGTGGCCTCATAGCCTCCCCAGTGCCTTGTCGATTGCCGCTTGCGATATTTTCAGTTGCCCAAACAGCGGATATAGCCGCCGGAGCGCCTGCGTCATGGCATCCACCTGGTCATCATGCGCCGCCGCTGGGAACATCGTAATCTCGGTGATGTATCCCCGCACCCACGGCACAATTTGTTCATAGGGAATCAGCACATTGCCCGCTTCCCACACCCATGTCACCGCATGGGCGCGGGCCAGCTTGGATCCGTCTGGCTCGATTGCGATAAGGCCGGGGACTTGAGCTTTGAGAACATCAATGACCGCCGGCCCGTTAGCTTTGTCTTCAATCAGAATTTCGGTTGTTTGGGGCCAACGGTGGCGCAGCTCAATAACGTTCTTGACCGTCTCGCTAAAGCTCATCCGTGCCCGCATCTGGTCAAGCAGGTAAGCGTTCGCGCCCAGCTTCCCCCATGCTTGCCCCACAACAAAGTCTGTGCCATCGGTGTCCTTGAACGTGCAGTCCCAGGAACAGATCACTTTATCGAACTTTTGCGGGCGATCTTTCGGGGCATAGAAGTGCAAACCCTCATGCTTGAAGACGTTGCCGCCGAGCGGTTGCGGATTCTGCTGATAAAGGGCGGCCCACCAGTAATCGGACGATAGCGCCTTTTGCTCAAGCAGGAAGTCTAGTGTTCGGAGTTCGGGGCAGAGCGCCCCGGCTGGCAGTAATGGGTCATAGCCGGTTTCCTCAGGCGAATTGATGGCCGGGAAGCGCAGATGCGTCAGCCGCGGATTGCCGCGATATTGCTCCAGGATGCGGCCCACAAGATCGTCTTGCGCCCATGAGGTCGCCATAACGACCTGCCCAGATTGCTCACTGAGGCGCGTCGTGAAGACGCTTTGATACCAGGACCATTGCCCCTCTTTGACCGTCTCGCTGAGCGCGGCAGAGGCATCCTTTGTCGGATCGTCGATGATGCCAATATCGAGCGGGCGTCCCGTTAAGCCCGATCCCACGCCGACCGACAGATAGCTGCCTCTACCGCCTGGGGCCGTGAACTCCCCAATCCGGCTAATTGAGTACCTGTCCTTGGCGGCAGGCGCAGGAAAGAGCCGCTGGTGCTCAGGAGAGGCCAGTCCACGGCGAACGTCCTGCGCCATTGTGTTTGCCAGTTCGTCTGAGTAGCTGGCCGCACCGATGCGCCATGAAGGGAACCTTCCGAGTAAATAGGCGGGCAGCTTGCGCGATACAATCTCCGACTTCCCATGTTGCGGCGGAGCCTGGAGAACAAGGATTGGGCGTTTCCCGGCCTGGACATCCTCGATAAAGCGGTCGAGCGCCGCGCAGACGGTATCGGAGAACCAGGAGCGGATGTAGGCAGGAGAGGTGTAGTGGATGTACTCAACAAGCTCTCGACGGGCCTTGCGGCGGTCAAGCAACTCGCGGGCGGCCTCGGAGACGGCAATCATTTCGCTGGCCTGCAAATCGAGCACCCGCAACAGGGATGGTGGCCGGAAGTCGCCGGCACGGGTGCTTTACCGCTGTTCCACCGCCGGGACCGGCACGAACGGTTGCGGCAATGAGTTGGAAGCGGGCGCGAAGCAAACTTGAGCCATTGGTAGCCGCACACATCGCACTGCCAAACCTTAGCCACGCTCTCGCCCATGTGTACATTGTACACGGGCGGTGCTACTTCCCAGCAATAAGCGCCGCCAACTGCCCATCCGTGAAGTCGGCGGCTGTAAGGTTGGCAATCGGAATTGCCCCGCCGTCAGGCCCGCTTATCCCGTGCTGCTCCCGCTGCTGCAAGAGCTGCTTGCCGAGCCAGATCAGCATTGTAGGATTCCCGGCCATCGCAAGCTCGAACTGCTTCCGGCGAACCGAGGCGCAGCACTTGTCCTTGCCTAAGTCGTACTCCTTCAAGAAGTTGCGCTGGATCGTGTCTTCCGAGCAGTCGAGGATCGCCGCGCACTCCCGCTGCGTAAGCCCCACGGCGGCAAGCGCCGTCAGCTTCTCTACATCTATCTGCTTGCCTGCGCCGTTCTTTCTAAACCGTTTATCTGGCACTCAGCACCGCCTTCTTGCCTGTCGCCTGCTCCCAACGTGTCACAATCACGTCACAGTAAGCTGGTGACAGTTCCATCATAGAGAGATTTTTATGCACAACCGCGCCATTGTCCTGTAAACCTTTTGTTTTCATAGGTGACGGCGTTTTTTCTCTCATGGAATCATTCTACCGCTTTTCCGTTTAGTCTGCATAGTTGACTATGTTTTCCTCCCTTTTCAGTACTTTAGTACCATTTTTCACACTTTTCTTTACTTTTCTCCTTGACAGCTGATTTACGGGGGCGCATGATTGATGTGTAAGTGAGAAACACAACAACCTAGGAGGGCACGAAATGGTTAAGACCATGACAAACCTTAAAGCGGAATACGAAACGGCGCAAACCCTGCTCTGGGCTAT